CATGGCCTTGCGCGTTGTGCCCGTATAGAGATCCGTGACGCCTTGGCCCGATGCCCCGCGAGCCGCCATAGATGAGTCAAACACGATTGCCGCTTTAAACTCGGCCCCGTCGACCCAGGTCGGGACCACTCCGCCATATCCGTCCGGTGCAGTTGTCCTGTCGAGCATTACGCACGACTCCATAGCTTCATCTAACAGTGACATTAAATCTTCCTCCACGGGTCAAGCCTATCTGCGAACACCGCCTGCCAGCCGCTAAGCCCGCTGCCATTGGCTGCAGCATTGGCCCCTGCGCCGCTCTTCGAATAAGAGTAGCCAGCAAACGACTCGCTGTTGTACGGGCTCATATACTGGCTGTCCAGCGTCGTGTACTTGTCTTTCCAGGCGGCAATGTCCTCCGCCAGATCCAGGACAGCAGGCGGTACCCGCATAAGCCACACAGCGCCTTTAAACGTCTCGTCTGTCATGGTGTAGTCAGGGTACTGGTGCACTCCGTCATTGAAGATAATATCGATCACCCGTATATATTGGCCGTTGACGGGCTCGATGCGCTTATCTCCGAGTAAATACAGATCATCACGGGCAGTGATCTCACCACCCGTGATTGTGATCGTTCCGATATGCTTATCCTGATCTTCGACGAACCAGTTTTTTAAGTATTCGCAAAGTTCAGTGAGCATTTACCGGTCTCCTTACTGCTGGACGGTGCCGATGAACAGGCTGTTCGGATTGAACAGGACCGGCATGAACAGCGCGGAAGCCTTGGTCCAAAGGACCGCGGGATCCCACTCCATCTTCTGTGTCACGTAGACGTAAGGGGAGCTGGACGACTCGTTGTTTTCGTAAAATCTCGCGTTGTCGATCTCAGGCGGATCGCCCCAGAGACCGCGGGCAAGTCTGCCGCCAGGATTGGTAGCAAAGAACGTGACCTTGTTCTGGGGGTAGTAGCGAGCTGTGGCAATGCTCGGTCTGCCATTGGCACCGATCGTCGCGCTCTTGCCGTAGGTCAGATCGTTGGTCAGCACCTGGTTGATGCCAAATTCCTCGGAGAGATATTCCTGCAGGGAAGTGTTGCGAAGCATCGCGCCTTCCGCAGCGTTGCCGTTGATCAGCTTCTGCAGGCCGAGGTTGTTTCTCAGCTTGGTGATGTTCTTGCGGCTTGTGTAAATGCCGGTGATGGTCACACCCTTGGCGGTGGCATCGTCGATAATTGTCTGAAGCTGCGAAGCCACATCAGCGTCTGCGTCAAGATCAAGAGAATATGCGGTGTTGGCATTCGGCACACCGTAATCGACAGTCAGATTCAGGTTGTTCTCCTTGATCGTGACTTTACCGGTCGCAAGCAGCTCGTTCTTCGCGACCTTGGACCTGGTGATAACCTGGTCGGACAGTCTTACACCATCCCTGATGATGTAGTCGTACAGGTCGTCGTTCTGAACGCCGGAGCGAAGCAGGGTGCGCATACGCTCGGACTGGTTGATCTTGACCTTGATCAAGCCTTTCTCAATATTGTGGCGGTCGATCGGCACGCGGAAGGTCGTCTGTGCTTCCGTATCGAAGCCGTGGAACTGCGCCATAACAGGGATCTGGAATTCAGAAGCCAGGGACTCCCATTCAGCGACAAGGTTGTCTGTCTTTGTGTCGTCGATAAGCTGGTCAACAGGGTCGTTGGGTCTCGTTACGATCGTGCCATCGTCCAGCCAGTCAGTTTTAGGTACAAATCCGAGAATGTCATTCTCCCATGCGATTCTGGGCATATCTATTCACCTCCTTCTTAGTAAGGGCGAGTAACAGCGGGAGTGGTGGTCACGAACTTGAAGCCAAGGCCCTCCAGCGCCGTCTTTGCCGTATCTGCAAGCGCAACAGGAAGTCTGTCTGCGTATACGATGCCCTTAGTAACGACAGATCCGGGCATGTCGCCGGTTGTCACGTCGACGTCCTCATACACGATACCGATAGCGGTGCCGTTGTTCGCCGGGTATACGGTGCCCATCTTCACGTATTTGGAGCCGTCGTCCGCTGCGGTCGCGCCGGTCTGAGGAATTGTTCTGGTCTCTCTGACGCAATCGTCGTGCGCCAGGAACCAGCCGGGTGCATAGATCTGTCCCGCATCATTCAGATTGATAAAAGACATTTATTTATCCTCCTTTGATCCATAGAGGGAGTTCTGATACTGCTGCTGGATCATAGCTGCGCGGCTCTTGGAACCGCCACTTGCGCCCTGTCTGCCGCCAGAGCCTCCGGGCGGATTGTTGGACTCAGCACCGTGCGTCTCCTCAGTAACAATAAAGTCGCTCCACTCCTCTTCGATTTTCTTCTTTACGTTCTCTGCATCCTTGATCTCACCTTTGTCGTCGAGCTCAATATCGTCGCCCGGTGACAGCTTGAGGATCGAATCCAGGCGCTTTTCGGACACCTTCGCGTCTTTGAGCAGCTTTCTGTACGCCGCAGTCTTTTTCGCTTTGGTCTCCTTGGCGGTCACGTCCGCCTTGTAATCATCAAACTGCTGCTGCAGTTCCTCGTACTGTGCCTTGTACGGGTTGTTGGCGTTCTGCTCCGCCGCTTCTTTCAGTTCGGCAAGTTCCTGCTGCACGCCGGGAAGCTGTTCCGCGTCGGCCTTGTAACGGTCACGCTCTTCTTGGATTTCCTCTAATGTTTCTTTGTGAGCATCTAAAATCTGCTCTGCTTTTTCATCTTCAATTCCGAGTGCCCTAAGAAGTTTTCTTGAAAGTGCCATAATCCTCCTTTTTTCTTTGCCGACTGTCGTCGCTTCGATCAGCCGGAGACACCAGCGCTTTGGTGCTGAGAATGTTTGTTTTCATGATCGGCGCTTCGATCATGTGAGCCGTCAGCGCTTTGACGTTTTGTGGACAAAAAAAGAAGCCAGACGCACCGTTTAGGTTTATCTGGCTTCTGATCTCTTAGGATTCTGAGCTCTTGCGGATCACTTCTATCTCTCTCTTACAGCGGTTGCATTTTACGTAGATTTTTCCGTATCGTTCAACTGCTATCATTTTTCCGCATGTACAAGTAATAGGTTTTCCGCATTTATTCATTTTTTTGTCCATTATTACTCCTGCATTCGATTTTATGATATTGTCAGCCGCTTTGCAATATTCTTTTCATGATTTCTGATAACTCGCCGCGGTTCTTTGAGATTGCGTTTTTCAAAAAGTGGTTCGGTGCCATGCGTTTGGTCCCTTCGTGGACATAGATGGCATATTCCGCGTTGGTGCCAACGTAAACGCTTCTGGTCTTTTCTGTGTCTGCCGGAGCCGTTCCGCTGTATGATCCAGTCCGAGCTGCTTGCAAGATAGACCATACATCGTTCTCATTGTATTTGCTCGGCCTGTCTGCAGAATAGCTCGAAATGGCTGCCGGCTTCCCGCCAACGGCCCACGTGATGGAATTGTGGAGCAGGCCGGTGTCAATTCTCGATGGTGTTTTCTGTAGCTCACGTGCCGCCAAGGTCGCGGCCTGCATGCCGGCAGCATCGAGGGCAGTTTCCGCAGCCGCTTCAACCGCAGCAATAAAAAGATCAGAGTTGTCCTGTATGTCAACTATGCCTTCTATCCTCATTTTTTCGCCTTTTTTCTTTTGGTTCCCAGCGGCCTCGCTGGTCCGACATTCTTTCCGTCTGCATATTCTTTTCTGTATTGTGCGCTGATGGAATCGCCTTTTTCTTTCTGGCTTAGAATGGGCTCCGGCTTTTCCTTCGCTTCAAGCCATTCTTCAAAGGACATGTCTCCCATCTTGTCAGATTCTTTGATCGTATCGTGCTCGAAGCCCTTGACGTAGGACAGGATCGTGCAGCGGCAGTTCCATATCTGCTCCTTTGGCACGTTAGAAACGGCCATAAACTTACCGGTCTGCGCAGGGTACATAATCTTTACACCGTCCACTTCGAATGGCTCTCCGACGTTCCTGCGCTGGCCGTGCATCATTCTGTGGGAGTGCCTTGTCCGGTTGTCCAGGGTTGCGGCCCATTCGAGAGTGATTTGCACGCCTGCCTTCGTGAGCCTGTTGTAAGCGTCGTACCTGCCCGCGTTCTGCGCATTGGTGGACATGGTGCGAGCGTTCCGAACTGCCGCCTTGAACTCGCTGCCTGTGGTCTTCTCTGCAATGTCTCTGGCCATGTTTGGAATCGATTTCCCCTGCATGATGCTCTGGATCATTTTGGACTGTATCTGCTGACGCTCCCAGCGCTTCACGGTTCCTTCTTCGATCTTCTTTGAGAGTGTTTTCCCAGGCGGGAGGAACAGGTCTGGTCTGTCCCGCACAATGCGGTTTACAGCGTCACGGTTGTAAAGAGTCAGGCCGGTATCAATATGCGCTTCATGCTCCGCCCTGTATATGGAGTAGTTTCCATTCAGCGAGAATATTTCCGGCATGTGGCCGGATGTGATATCTATTGCTATATCATTTGCATGCATCAGATCATCGGCAAGGGTATCCTTCATCTTTTCCCAACGCTTGCCGGCAGCCATCTGGCTGTTTCGCCATGCAATGTACTCTTCCTCGGTTCTTTCGCCGTCATACACCCACTGCCGCCATACTTCATCCTTGTACTGAAATCTCTGGAAGTAGTCGTCGAGCTTTGCGCGGATTTCCCTGGCGGCTTTCGTGTATTCCTCCTGCAGCTCTTTTTCAATCTCTTTTATCCGCTCTTCGGTGAGCTCATGTCCGAGGTCAGCCATGCTTTATTACTCCTGTTGTTGTGGGACCTGTTCCGGCTCGGTGTCCTCAACCGGCTCTTCTGGGATGCTGATCCGCGCCATGTCCTCCGCGTCTCTGCGCTTGAGTACCTCGTCGGCCTGGTCCCCATCTCCAAGAACATCAAGAACCTTTCTGGTCACATATTCATCGTCAAGATAGTCCGCAGCAGACAGAACCACGCCGACCTGCTCCTGCTGGTTGATGATCTTCGACCGGGTAAAGCTGGCCTCGTCGTCAATTCCAAGGACCTTCAAAATTCCATTGATAAAATCAAGAACACAAAATTCATACAGGTTTGCTTTGATATCAATGTTATGGAATGCCGCCTCGATCTGTGCAGTAACAACGGATCCAGATGCAACGTTCCTGGTATCGGCCATCATAAAGTCGTCATAAATATCATCTCTCAAACGCTCCAGAAGCGCCTCACGGCTCGCGTATGGCATTTCTACACTGTGGGCTTCTGCCGTCTGCCCCTCGCCCATAGCGGCCGCGTGCACCGTCTTGATGCGCTCCACAAACTTCACCAGGTCAATATCCCGCATCCCTGCGGCCCCGGTTAGTGTCCAGTAGATAAGGCTGGCTTCGTCGACCGTGTTTGCAAAGCCGCTGAATATCAGATCATAGCAGTCGATTTTCTCGCGCCTTCCTACCAAATCCGACTGTTTATTGATTCCGAAGAACGGCACGATCGGAAA